TTCAGCCAAGCAACAACATCAAAGTCCGTAATGTCGAGAATGTCATCCCGATCGAGCTTCTGCTTCTTGTAAACCGTGGTTGGGTTGGTGGTTCGCTTGACGAGCTTGAAGAATTCCTCCTTCTTTCGGTTACCCTTGATGTAGCCCTTTGCCCGAGCCTCGTTAGCGGTGATGTCTGCCTGGAGCGACTTAATTCGAGTGAACGGCGTAGCATGAACGCCGTTGAGAACCTCGTTAACCCACTCAGAGCGCCGCTTGATGAACTCCGGGCTATTCGTCACCGTCTTGAAATCGGGGAAAAGGAGATCAATGTTCTCGATACCATATGTGGTGGCTGCGTGCTGAATAGCTTCCTTAAGAGAACCCGAAGTCTTAGCATTGGCGAAAACCTCGTCAATCTGGGAATGGGTAAGGACGTCGTTCTTCTTGTCCTTGGCGTTGTCCTTATCCTTGTCACCCTCGAAGATGTTGTGGTGCATATCAGTTCCTTTCAAAGAGTCATTGCTTGAATCGCTCTGGGTGATGCCGTTTTCCTCAAGAATCTTGCTTACGATGTACTCAACTACATTCTTCTGCTTATCAGTCAGAGAATCATAGATGTCGGCGATGGTTTCATCATCGGTATTAGAATCCTTAGCCTTATCCTCTTCAGAATCCATTTCATTGTCCTTGTCCGCGTGCTTGATTTCGCCCGCATCGGAATTGATCATTTCATTAGCGTAAATAATAGCCTGATCGTCCATTTCCTCGGCAGAGCCATCGGAGTGCTGGATTACAACATTATCAATCATGGCTCCAGGATTTGCTCCGGCAAGAACCAACGAAACCTCCCGAATGATCCCATGAGTAACGTCGGAGCCCTTGCGCGTTAGCTTGTTGGCGTAAATCGAAAGAGAAGTAATGTCCTTGTGTTGAACGAACTTCTTGGCTGTCTTTCCTCCATCAGTGTCATTAAAAGTGCAGTAAGCGTACACCCCTCCATTGCGAGCCTCAAGAAGCGCGTGCCCCAAAACATTAGCGGGATCGTCATGAAGATGTTGCCAGACAAGAGGAACTGTCTTGCCGTCCATCTCATCGAAAGCGCCTGAAGAAATTGTTACGCCATCTGAACACTTAAGATTTGGCCTAGTTGCGTAACCGCTAAAATCGTAATGCATCATAACTCCTGTTCTGTTGTTTCTTCACCAAGATCTCCTTCGCTTGACCCGGTTTCGACAGGCGCGCCATCAACTGTCTGCGTTGGATAGAGGTTAGAATTCTGCAACCTGTCTGCATTAGGTTCATCTGATGGCTTAAACCCGACAAGAGCTCTAATCTCATTAGAGGTTAGAATCTCATTACGAGTGAACTTGTCTGCGATCTCAGCGAGTTGACCGACAGGCACGAGACGGAATGGATCTCTGTGGAACCAAATGGCATGACCTTGCGTTCTTGCTGTCTTTGTCAAGAACGTTCGATGCATAGCAGATGAAACCGCAGATAGAACCGGCTCGATGGTTCGATTGTAGTAATTAATCATGGTCTTCTCATCGGCGGTCCCATCAAACACCGCTTCTGTAAGACCAAGCTCTTTGAACAACTTTTTGGTTAGATACTCAACCTGATCCTTCAAAAAGTTCTCAACTGGACGATTAAGCTGAGTAATTCGTTCCGTTCCATCGGTGTAAGCAATTCCGTATTTAGATGAGGAAAGCTGCCACTCGATGTCTCGGCGTCTCTTCTCAGCCTGCTCTCGGCGAGATTCACTTTTAATTACGTATGGCAACTGGATGATCAAGTCGAGTTTTGTCGACGCGGTCTTGGCATCGGACGCATCGAGCAAAGCCATCTTATCAAGTAGCCTTTTAAGTGTTCCATTTTGATCGTTCATAACACGATAGAGTGGATTTTCGACAATGGCTACATAGCTCTTTAAAAGAACTATTTCTTCTCGTCGACCAAGCTTATCGTTATAAACCTCAACGCGAACACGATCTGGGAACCAGCCGATAACACGCCCAACTCTTAACGACTTGATGTCGTAGGATTCTGACTTTGAAGGATTGAGAGTTGTATCGACTGGAACAATCGCTGCAACTCCGTCTTCAAACAACGACAGATACAAGTCTTGCATAAAAGCTCGACCTGTTTGGTCAATGTTTGCAGAAACTGTTAGACAATCGGTCAAACCATCGTAAACTGTCTCTTTATAGACGCCATTAGAATCAACTTTAATGTGGCGCATCTCATATGACGCAGCGTCTACACTTAGCTGACTATAGATGGAAGAAACGACATCGTCAGCTCTCGAAACAACCGGAAGATGACTACCAGGTCTATAACTAGTGTTTATATAGCTATACTCTTCAGGCATACTAAAGTCTGGATCTGCGTCTTTAGCGAGAAACGCATTCCATGCATGACTTATGCGCTGTCCCAAACTGTTTCCCATAATCACCTCCTATCATTCGAAAGCGTCTTTGTTTAGTTTGTATGCAACCCAGGCGTCAACCAAAGCTGCAACGTTATCAATCTTTTGATCGTGACGCTTCTTCATAAGCTTTCTGTTTCCGTTGGTATCCTCAATAGTGACTGCATTACCCATGGCATACGACATGAGTTCTTCGTCGAAAATTAGAAGACGTTCAGAAGAAAGCTTTTTAAGTTCCCCAAGAGGAACGGACTCTGTTTTGGAACCCTGAATTACTTTCTCGACCCCATAAGGACCATTCTCTCGTTCCCACCTAGCAACAAACTCTTTTGCATTATACGGATCGAACCCGAAAGCTCGAATATCGTAATCCTTGGAGGAATAGAAACGTTCGAGATCTTCGTATACGTCCATCATGTCAAGAACGGTTCCGTCCATGACGAAAAGAGTTCCTTCATTGATGAATTCTTCGTATTTAACTCGAGCCGCCGCTGGAAGTTTCTTCAAAGTCAACTCAGAAATGTAAGACCGAGTTTTTACGCCGAAAGAATCTTCCGTAAGTGGAAACAAGAAAGTAAAAGCGCAAAAGTCATCGCCTTGAGAAAGGTCAGCTCCCAAGGCGCAAGGCATGTTCCAAAAGACTTGTGGCCTGTGTGGCTGGATTTCTTCAAAAGTGAAGAAGTATGTAAATCCTTCCATTGGAATACCAAATCTTTTGGCTAAGATGTCGTTGCGCACTGCTGGCGACTTTTCAGCTCGTTCGACGTCAAGATGGTATGTTTCATAACTAACCGTCTTGCCTATGTTCGGTTGAGCCTTTTCCCACATCTCAGGGTCTGAAACTTCGTCAACATCATCTAAACGGTAATAGAAAATTGAGACGTGAGGAGCATAATACTCCCCGCGAAGAATTTTCATAAGTTCCATTTTAATTGTGTCTCCAGAACCGTTTCTAACAGTTCCTTCAGACGTTGTTGCAATGATTAAGTAATCCTGAACCTTTGAAGCTCCCTGCTCAATGGCTCCGATAACATCTTCTCGAACATCTCCGGAAAGCCACTCGTCAACTGTTGCGACTTTCGGCCTAAGTCCCTGAAGCTTATCGATTGACATCGGTCGGACTTCAAGCAAAGAGCTTGTAAGAAAGTTCTCAATTCCTTTCTTTGTCGAAACAAGCTTTGGACGCATAGCTTTAGACCCAGTTGTGTTCTGAATAGAACCTTGTGTCATGAATTTGAACAAAGGGCCTCGAGCTCTTGTGATAGCAGTTTGAAAAGGTGTTAAAACCTCTTCAGCCTGTTTCATTGTCGGAGCTGTTGTTACCTGTTTGGTTGTAGTTGTATCGACTGCCAAATAGTAAGCTTGAATCGTCTCATCGTACATTGACTTCGAAGCGCCTCGTGCGACGATTAGATATTGCTTCCTAGTCAAGCGATGCTTCATGAGCTTTCGTTCGTAATGACCGCCGTGACCATCTTCGTTGCGAACGTAGACATTTCGTTCATCGAAATAATACCAACCGAACACCTGCTCGCCCCAAAGCTTGAAAGTGTCGAGCATGAAGAAGTCAGAACCATCTGTGAGCGTTAATTCGTTTTCACAGAACTTGATCCATCCTTCAACCGCTTGGTCGTCGTAATAGATGTTTGGATCGGCAACAAGACTGTCGATGCGATTCATCTCCATAGCGATCTCTTTACAGACCGGTATCTCTCCCCTGATCACTTTCTCACGGAACTGCCCGTAATAATTTGGGACGGCCTTGTTAGAGATCGTCATTTTAACGCTTATCCTTTACTCTTTTTAACTTGTTTGTTCGCTTGCGCTTTCATCATGGCATCAATCTTATTGAAGACAGGCTTGGAGATGTATTTAGTGCCACCAGCCTTAACAGTCTCCGTCAAAGCCTGAGATGCTCCGTTTAGAATTGCCTGATTGATGGCCTTACGAACCGCCGCGTGCTTTTGAGGAGTCATCTCCGAGGTAAGCTGCCTGTATTGCTTCTCCATCTGGAGACGCTCGATCTGTTCACGAAGTTCAGCATTAGTCATGTTCTTGGTAGACCTTGAGCTGCTGGACTTCTTCGTAGACTTCGATTTTGATTCTACTGAAGCCTGCTTATGCCCTTGGCTCTTCTTTCGACTTGGCAAACCCGAAGGACCGACCCATCCAGTGTTATTCCGTCGAACACCCCATTTCATGCCCTTGACTCCGTGGTGCTCAATTGAATCGTCTAGAACATCATCAATCATATGTTGTATCTCGACCGACATCATACCTCCATTCTAGTTCTTTAATTTGCTTCTCGAGGGCGGTTACCAGAAACGAATTTGCAGGTGGATCGAAAGCAAGTCTTGTTTTAAGGTATACATACTCAGGAAGAGTATAGACGGCGCTTGGCGGATTTGGAGACAGCTGTTTCCACGACTCAGTTTCCCCGGTAATCATCACCGTATCATGATGAAGGACCCCCAGTTGAATCAGGGTCATGAACGCTGAGTTGATAGAAGAGCGAATCTCTGTGTCAAAAGAAGCATCATCTTCTGGAAGGCCAAGCATTCGTTTAATTGTTAAAAATACGGAATCAGTTGGATCGAATTTACTCATGCGTGACTTCTCCAAAGCAGAGTATCGCCAGGAGCTCTGGGCGAATAGTCTTTATCTAAAAGAGATACGTCCCCATAGTGAATAGCGTTATGGGTGTTGTGCGAAACACTAATAAGATACTCCGGATCAAGCACCATAGAACTTCTAGAATTCAAGTCTTCAACCGCTATCGGGTTCATATGATGAATGGTAATTCGCCCGAACAATTGTCGATCCGGAATCCCTAAATCACAAGCATTATCTCTAACGATTACAGCGTTTCTAACATCTTTCCATTCTTTGGAAGAATAAAAAGCTTGATTCAGATATCGATTGGAGCCAAACGTTTCAAAACCAACCTTGCCCTGGAGGTTCAAATAATCGAAGCGTTCTTCAAACGTGTCTAAAATCATTAATTCACTGTAGCTTCGCATCATCGTCATCTCCACTATAAGATCGCATAGCTCTTAGCGCCTCAGCGTATAGCTCTTCAACCCTTTGCGCAGAATCAATAGCTTCTTTCTTAGACGACAGGAGTTCGTTCTCTTTTGCTAACTTCTGCTGCTCTAAACGCTCTCTGGTTGTTCCTAGTTTGAGGTAGTGGGTGATTACCTGAGAAGATGCTGTGCCTTCTTGAAGCTGCTTTTCCGCAAGGTTTACCGCCAAGTCTATCAACTGATTCTCTCGTGCTTCCAGTGAAGCTGCGGGTTGCTGTTTTCGCTTCCTAGGCACGTGGTATCACCTCGTAACATACATTTTATAAATGATCAGGCCAAGGATCGTCTGTCGTATACTGCAATAGCACAGCCGCATTGTTAACATCTGGTCCTTGGGCGATGATGGGGCCTGTCTGTTGAACGAAAAGCCTGAACATTCTTACGTCTCCGTTCAACGCGATGAACCCTTTGTTTGTTGCCGGCCTCCAGCCTACCGGTAAACTCGATTTGGAAACAGACTCTTTTGTCCCAATATGCTTAATATGTGCATAAATTTCAACCATAGACCCAATTCGTCTATATTGAACGCCCCAACCTCCCGGTTGCATGACGAAGGTTCCATCGTCAGAAGAAAAAGCGTTTATAAAATCTGGGTTGTCGGTTGTTTTATTAACTTCTGTATCGCCGTCTACGACTATCCAACGGTTCGAGGCGCGCCGCCACAACCACGCACCAACATTACCTCCATCGACAGAATGCCATACAGCTGCGACTGGAGCGTTATAGGCCCAAGCACGATCTTCTGCGTCCAGAGTTTCAGGTTTGTCAGGGCGCCCTCTTCCTTTCCTAAAATAAGGACTAAGGCGTATTAATTTAGATGGGGGCATACCATCTGCATGGTCACCCTTCCAGATAAGAATGTCTCCATCATTTACCGAAGCAGGAATGAGAAGATTTGTAACGGGCGTCGTAACGCTTGGCGGTTGATAGCCCACTTTCCAAAGGTCAAGAGGGTTGTCCTTGGTGTGATCAGTCTTGACTTCGATCTGGAACGATGGCCATCCAAGAGAACCATCAAAAGAAACGTCCCAAACCCCAGTATAAAGCCAAGCACCTCTCTGACCGTTGATACTTAGATATCCTTCGTGATCAAAGTCAGCAACAATCCGTTCCTGAATGACTCGAATTGATGGGTTGGGAGGATTTTCCTTGATGATCCGGCCGACCTCAACCGGGTAAATGTAACTGCTTGCGCCAGTTCGATTGGCGGGCCATCGGGATATGGATCATCCTGATCTGTCATGTCGCCTACAGCACGAATGGCCTTGGCTACGACCAACCCATAGATATAACCTGCAGGTAGTTTTGGTTCAGCCATGATTACTCATTAGTTTCGTCCGAGTGGCGTGGAAGATTCTTAAGCTCATCTTCTACGAAAGGCTCAACAAGTCCCTCTTCAGATTCTTCTGAGGCCTCGATCATGAGTTCCTCAGGAAGATCGTCCATGCCGGGTTCCGATGTAGGAAGCTTATACACGTTTTGTTTTCCGGCGACAAAGTCTGGTGATCCAACAGACGTTGCAACAGACAATACTGCGGCTACCCCAGCCGTGATAGCTGCAGAAGTCCAAGGAAGAGTCTGAAAACTGTCTTCGGTGTATACCACCCCAAACCCAACGCCCAGGGTCGCAATAAACGTTTGGATGAATGTCTTGACTGCTCGTTCAAGAGCTCCAACCCAGAAATCTTTAGTCAGCATCACTTAACCTTCTTGTCATCAGCGTTGATACGGTCTTCAATATTCTTAACTCGGTCGTTAACCTCAAGAATGTAACGCCACATGGACCAAAGTGCGTCCTTGGTCTTGTAAAGCTTGCCGCTAACCGGGTTCAAGACCTGAGAAAGAAGATCGACACGTTCCTCAAGTTTCTTAGTTCGGTCATTAGCCTCAAAAATGTAACGCCACATAGACCAAAGTGCGTCCTTGGTCCGATAAAGCTTGCCTGTGAGTGGATTCTTGACCCAAGAAAGGAGATCGACCTCCTTCTTCAAGTTTCCGCTTTGGGTTTGCACGACCCCAATATCATGGTGAAGCTGATCGTGCGAAGACTTGATGAGCTTGGTGAGAGAATTGACGTCCGACATGGAAAGTGCTCCTTCTGAAGTAACCTTTGCGCCATTAACAGTGGCAATGAACTTGTCCCAGGGGAAGTAAGGGCCTGGATCATCGTGATCAGATTGATGGAAAGCATCAGAAACGTTGTTGTGGCCGCAGATTCCGGAACGCCCGGCTTTAACCTCTGAAGTCGACAACTTACGAATGGGGATTCCATTACGCTTACAAATGTCACGGGCTAGAACAGCAGCTCGTTCGACGGCGGGCCAAACTTGTGGCGAGAGCCACTGCTCACGCGTGTATGCGTGGTTTGGATTCCTGAAAGAAGCGCGTGAACCACCGTCAGAACAAATCTCAATACCAATAGAATGGGAGTTTGGAGGGGCATGATAGCCTACAACATCCTCGTGCAGGCATTGGATCGTTGTACTAACGTCACAAACATAATGTGCCGAAGCTGGGCGACTTGAATCGGCGAAGTAATTAGCTGTTGATTCAGCCCGCCCGGCGCGAGATGCGGATGGAAACCCAACATCCGGGCATGTTGAATGGATTACAAGCCTCGTAACAGGTTTGTTCGAAGCTCCTCCATGATGCTTGGCTTGAACATAACGCATTATTCAGCCCTTTCAAGATCGTTTCATAGAGTTTCACTCTGGTTTGCAGTGAAGGCAGCATAGTATCTCTCTAGTTTTGGGCCGAAGAGCAGAAAGCCCAAGCCTAGAGCATCGAAAGGAGAGGAGGAGACCATCATAGACACTATGCTACCGTCGCCACAAACCAGAGCTGCCTCCAAATATAACCCGCCAGGGAAAATAT